TTGATGCTCTTAAAACCGCTCGTAAGACACTTTCAAAGAGTCAAGTTGTGAATCATAAGCTCCCTACAATCTGCCGTTATTATGGAATTGATCTCAATTTTCATAATGCTCTCCATGATTGTGTTGCATTATATGAACTCTGTAAAATTTGGAGATTAGTATGACTTTATGTCCAATATGCGAGCAACCTCTTCAACGTGTAAGCGAAAATTCGGTGACTTGTAAGAATAATAAATGTCCCGTGGTTGTTTTAACCGATAAAGTTCTAGAATATCCTTTCATTAAAACTGATTATGTGAATCCTGTAAAATTTGGAGGTTAATATGAATTTCTGTCCATTATGTAATCAACCTTTGGTAAAGAAAAAAGGATCTTTTTCCAAATGTACTAATCGAAAGTGTTCTTTAAATGAAGTCGAGGATGCTAACCCTCAAGTTCGTGCTATCAGAGAAAAAACAAAGGTTTCTGAATAATGATCATAAGAATTCCTGTTGATTTGAAAAGTAGGTACCTTCTTTCGAATATAAACTTTATTCGAGATATGGCTTGTGTACCTATGTTAGCAATTTCTCCCTTTTTTAAGGGTCATATTGATTACGAAAAACTCATTTCTCAAAAAAGAAGAAATGGTTTTGATGATCGGGCTAAGAAAATTAGACCAGAATTCACGATCATGAATCCCAATCATCCTAGATTTATGCATTTTGATTTATCTGAGAATCGTGATACAGTTGGTTTTGCTATGTCTCATTGTCCCTATTTTGTTGAAAGATATCGTTTAGTCCGGAAAAAAGGTACTAAAGAACTCGAACCTCAAATAATGAATGTCCCATTTATTGTTTTTGATTTGATTGGGAGAGTCGAAGTTTCAAAAAAAGAAGAGTTGGATTATAACATGATCTTGGATATTATTTTCGTAAGTGCAGAAAGAGGTGCAAATATTCATTTAATTACTTTTGATCGTTTTCAAAGTTCAACTCTGAGACAATTACTGAAAGAACAAGGTTTTGTAACTGCAAACTTATCTATTGATAGAACTGCATATAAAATTGTTTTAGATAATGATCCAAAGATTTTTGCTCGTTCTGGGCAACCTCTTCGTAGAGTAACCACTGAACAATCCTATTCTGCAGCTATGCAGGCTTTAAAAGATGTAATTGATGAAGTTCGTTGTGAGATTCCCTTTGATAGAATGGTTCCAGAAGGTGAAATTTTTAAAAAAGTGGATGGAGTCAGTGGTCAATATGTAAAAAATTATCTGAAACATGAATTAGAAGGGGCAGAATACGATGGAAAAAAAGATAAAGTAGACCATTCAAAAAGATCAAGTATTGATATGCTTCAAGGGATGGCTGGGGCATGTTTTTGTTGTATAAATAACTCTCATGATGTAGATATTAGTGAAGATCAATATAATTCTGAAACCGTAGATAATTTTATGGCTGAACAAGACCGACCAGATGCAGTAAGAGCAGAAACTGGAGTTGATACATTTAATCAAGATTATAACACTCAATACCCAACAGGGAATGAGGTGCTTGGCTTATGAACTCCTTTTTTGAAAAGTGTAAAACTTGGATACCTCTTGTGCTTACAGAAGGAAAATTAGGTAGGATTAGAGCAGAAGAGAGAGTAAGTGGTCAAAATCAGGAGAGACAATGGTGGGGAAGAGAACGTGAGGCTCTGAGTGAAGACTCTGGAGATGCATTCTTTACTGGACTTGATGACTTTTATTTGACTCAAGGTGGTTCTCCAACTTTAGACTTGAAAGTTGACGAATCAAACCAGAATGGTAACGGTAATGGTAAATCAATGATATCTAAAGCGATTGAAGCCGTTACTGGAGGATGGGTTACTGTAAGAGATCAAAATGCTTCTAGTCGTTCAATTGGAAGAAACTGGACTTTAGAACAATTATGGGCTTTTCAGGATGCTGCTTGGATTAAAGCAACTCTCGACCCAAGAGGTGTTTCGGCTTCAAATAACATAGTGTATTACACCATTGGGAATGGTCTGGAAGTAACTACTCCTAACCCAGAAGTGAATGAAGTAATTGAAGCTTTTCGTAATATGAATGACATGGAATTGCGCGAGAAGAATATAGTAAGAGAGATGTTCATTGAAGGTGAGTATCCTATTTTATTTTTTATCGATAAAGAAACTGGAGATATAAGATTAAGGAAGATTGCTCCAAGAGAAATCACTGAAATTGAGACTCATAAAGAAGATACAGAAACTGTTCTGGCTTATCATCGTCAAAGAGGTTTTACTGTTCAAGATGATGATAATAGTGATAAATGGTATGCTGATTATGAATATTATAAACAATTAGGAAGTAATTTTGATCCTCAAGAATCTGATCATGCTTCAGATTTGTCTCCAGATAGACTAGTACTTTTTATGAGGCATGGTTTCCAGAGTGAAACTCGTGGAAGACCACCAATGACTTCGGTTCTTCGATTTTTAAAATACTATGAAGATTTTATTATTGATAGGATTAGATTACATCATGAGCGTGCAAAGGTTGTATGGATTCGTTCTATTCAAGGCAGTGGGAAAGATGAATTGAATGATAATAGACGAAATCCAATGTTAGCACCTAAAGGGGGTACTATGTGGACCGAGACCCCTAACGTACGTTATCGTATTGAAAGCGCTAAATTAGAATCGGCAGATGCTGAAAAAGATGGATTATTAATTCTTTACTCCGTTGCTGCAGGGTTGACTCAACCTATCCACATTTTGGAACAAAGAGCTGATCAGAGTGTATATTCTAGTTTAAGAAAAAGTGATTCACCTTTCTCTCAGATGATAGAATCTCTCCAGCATTTTCATTCAATTCATCAAGAAAAGATTTATAGATTATTATTAAATGAGAAGGTACTTGCTGGTGAATTACCAGAAGAAGTCAAAATTGAAAAAATTGATGAAGATGTCCTTGAGTTGTTACAGAGAAAAATAAATGAACTTGTCATTGAAGAGAAGAGTTCTGAAGAAATTATTAAAGAAGCTGAAGTTATAATTAAAGGTAAAAAGAAAACAGAATCTATAAAAACAGTAGAGATCTCTATTGGGATAACTTTCCCTGATGTAGTAAAAGAGAACCCTTTAGATGATGCAAAAGTTCTTTTGATTCATCAGAGATTAGGTATTGTATCTAAACGCACAATGGCTGCTCGGTCTGGGTATGATTGGAGAGAAGAGTTGAGACAGATGAGAAAGGAACGAGAAGAAGATCCAGAGATTAATAATTTAGATCCGAATAAACCAGGTGGAGTAAAAACAAAGAATGATGATCTTGAGAAAGGTAGTGGAAAACCCGGGGATATTGATAGATCAGTTCGACGATCTGGTAGTGGTCGTTTAGATAATGATTTGAGGTGAAAAATGGAAGTCCCAGAAGAAGGCTTGCCTCTTGCAGATTTAGGATTATCTCATGATCCAAGAAGTGGAATACCTGGAGGTCTTTTGCTACAACAATTAGAAATTGAAGCGGAATTGACATATGCTTTTACTGTGGTTAAGGATGTAAATGGTAATATAAGATGTCTTCAATCAACAAAGATAAATGATCGGGAGTTTCTTTATGATCGAGAAGAAGTGTTGGGTTTGATTTCTGTTTTAAAAGAAAGAATTTCAGCTGCGATGACCTCTGAGTCATTATTTGCTCTAATGGAGAGTGTTGATGAACCTGAGTAAAATTGAATCTTTTTTATTACAAAAATTCGAAAAAGCCTGTAAAGTAAATCGACCAGTATCTCCTGATCCACCTGTGTGGAAATCAATATTTTTTATTTTAGATTTGATTGGTCAAGGTGATTTTTATGGTAGGATAGAAATCACGGTAAGTGGATGCAATACAAAAAGTCCAGTTGTTGTTCGTAGGACATTTAAAGTCGATGCAATGTATCTTGATATAGAAGATTCATTGACTCTTGACCCAAAAGATAAAGACAGTGTGCCACAAGTTTTACATTCAAAGGATATGGTAATGAAGTAAGAAACTGGGTGACTAGAAAACATTGACTTTCAGCCCCAGTCAGCTTGGCTGGCTGGATTTTTATTTAGGAAAAGCTAAATCAGAGAGGTTTAAAATGCCTGGAAAACTTAAAAATGGTCAAGAGTTTAAAAGAGTTGATGAAAGAGTAATCGGGCTTGAGATTCTTGAAGCTGAATTTCTCGATGATGAACCAGATGGAGCTAAAAGAGTCATTTTGAAAATCTTACAAGGTAGGGCTTCAGGACATTCGGGAATTTCTTTTAATAAAAACTTTTATTCTGGTGAAGCTGCTGAATCTCTGGTTCCTCTATTAGAACAAAGACGTAAGATGTATCTTAATCATGCTCAGGTTTCTAAGTTTGGTCGTGACATGAATGAATGGACAGCAACAGTAGAACAAGCTTGGGGTAAAGATGGAGCAGCTTTTGTAAAAGTAAAAATGACTGCAAATCCAAGGACTGAGTGGCTTTTTGAAGAGATGAAACAACACCCAGAAGAAGTTGGAGTTTCTATTCACGCAATGGTAAGAGGAGTCAAAGGAATAATTGACAAAATCTCAGTATTTATTGTAGAAGCATTTACTTTTCTTATGTCCGCTGATTTTGTTGGGGATGCTTCTGCTGGAGGCGGAGTAGAAAGTGTTATTGAAAGTCAGTTTAATGATCCTCAACCTGATGAAACATCTCAATTGATGACTATTCTTGAAGGGGCTTTAGCCGATAGGCTTGATAAAAATGCTAGAAGGTCAAAATTTTACTCTATTGGTTATGCAGTCACTGATTTAATGAGATCAATTGCAGTAGAAAAAGATACTGAAGACTCTGAAAAAGCCAAAAAAATAAAAGAAATCGCTGATGAATTCTTAACCGAACTCGATAAAATTAGAATATTGGATCTCTTTGATTCAGGTGATTATCCATATTATGAAAGTATTGGACAGGCTATAGATCTAGCAAGTAATACATTGTTTGTTGCTGAAGAACTCGCCGGGATGTTTGCAGTCATTACTGAAGATGAAGAACTTATTGAGTTGGGTGATGAATTTTTCGAAATAATCAGTTCTGCACATTTTCCAGAATTAAATAAGAAGAAAAAGAAGAAAAAACAGAAAGGAGATGAGGAAGATAAGGATAAGAAAGAAGAATTAAGTTTCTCCAGCAAGAAATGGTCTGAAGTTAATCGGTCGAAATTACCGGTATCGGCTTTCTTTTTTGTGGGAGAAACTGAAAATCAAGAAACTTGGCACCTTCCTTATAAGGATGAAGAAGGAAAGATTAATGAGGGAATTTGGAGAGCCACATTATCTTTGTTTGAAGGGGCCAGAGGAAATCCTATTTTTTCGATCCCAAAATCTGTTCAAAATCGAATCTTAGAACTTATTAACAGGATCGAAACTGAATGGGTTGAAGAGAACCCCACAAAGGAGGACTTTATCGTGACCGCTGAGGAAATTAAAGGCTTGACTCTTGAACAAATTCTCGGTGCTGGAAATCAGGCAGTTTTGACTTTGAATGTAGACAAGGAAACTGCCGAAACCACCGTCAAGACTTTGGAAGTTCAAGTCTCCGAAGCAAAAGAAGAAAACGACAAGATGACCGCAGAGCTGGATAAAAAGGCTCTCGCTGAGAATGAAAGAGCTCGTGGTGAGCTTATCAGTACTCTTTTAGGTGAATCTAAGATCATTGATCAGAAGAATGATCATCATGTTTCTGAGGTCTTTATGACACAGCTCCAGGAAGCTTCTGATGAAGATGCTGTAAAGGAGCTTGTGAAAGATCGGGAAGCAACGATTAAAGAGAGCCGAGAAAAGAGTACTGGTAGAATCAAGAATGCGGGTGGAAATCCTGGAGATCATGGGAGGCCAGATCAGATCGTCAATGAGGGTGCTCACTATGAACCCCCAGAATTTCCCGGAAGTTACCAGGAACGTCGCTCCACATCCGAATCTACCCCGGGCACCGGAGGTAAGTTGAATGATGATGAATTGGCAGCGTCTCTCAGGTCTTAACTCTTTTCTTTACCCTACTGGAGGTGGAGCAAGTGGGTCTAGTAATTATCAAGAAGGGTCTTTCCGAAGGTGACGGTTGGAGTGATCGCAGAGATTTTTCTCTCTCTGACACAACTGTCAATTACGTCCAAGGTCAGTTGATGATCATGGATGGTTCTAATGAGATGGAGCATATGAATGCTGTGGCCGAGGATGCATCTTTTATTGGAATTTGCACCGTTGGTCACAGCGCGAATCCCGACGATTTTCGGGACAGTGGAGTTGTTCTCATGAAATGTCTGGTGGAGATTGATGTT